GTGGGCCAACCCCAAGGATAATAAAATAACATGAGTACTGAAAGCGTAAGCGTATCTACCTCTGATCCTGTAGTAGAGCCAACAATGGAAGAGACACTCTCTGCCGTTGGTCTCGATGCTGAAGGCAACAAGGTAGGTGACGCTCCAGCAGAGCCTTTGCTAGGCAAGTTTCAGACCGTCGAAGATCTCGCCAAGGCTTACTCCGAATTGGAGAAGAAGCTGGGTAGCGGAGAAGTTCAAGCAGCTAAGTCGGTATCTGAGGATGACCTCAAGATCACCCCTAAGGCTACTGAACCTGAACACAGCGCAGCCGACATGGATGCACTGCTCAAGTCAGGGACGATCACCCAAGACATGTACAACACCTACGTAGCTGGCCAAGAGGCTGCTACCTCGGCGTTCCAGTCTGAGGTGTACTCGGCTGCTGGTGGCGAAGCTGAATATAATGACCTTATCGGTTGGGCAGCAGACAACATGTCTGAGGCTGACATCGACACCTTCAACGACCTTCTCAACTCAGGCAACACCTCAGCGGTGAAGCTTGCTGTATCTGGTCTCAATGCCCAGCGTGGCTCCTCAGGTGCTCAAGAGCCATCCCGCAACATTGCTGGTGGTACGCCTCCCTCTGCCGACAAATTCGATAATTGGCAACAGGTTCAGGCGGCGATGAGTGACCCCCGCTACAGCAAGGACCCTGCTTTCAATGCTGAGGTCGTAAACAAGATTGGTCGTTCTGGCCTGTAAACCACAAACGAAAGGAGGCACTCATGTGTACATCTTCCCCATATAACGAGTGTCTCCATTGTGGGATCAGTTTTACCCCTGTCCGTAAGGGTCATAACTACTGTGCTAAGAAGTGCGCTCAAAAGGCGTGCCGCACTGCAAACCCCGAAAAGCAGCGTGCGCAGAAGAGGGCGTGGTATAAGGCGAACCGAACGGGCGAGTTGGACAAGGTTTTCCAGCGTACATACGGCATCACCCTTGAGGAGCGAAACGATATGTTCGCAGGTCAGGACGGGCGCTGCGCCATCTGTGACGGCCATATGACTTTGGAGGGTCGCAAGAAAGATAGCGCACACGTAGATCATTGCCATACGACTGGCGAGGTTTATTCCCTACTCTGCAACGGGTGTAATACAGGGCTGGGTTCATTGGGTGAAAACCCCGTGATCCTCGCTAAGGCCATCCAGTATCTTACAGAAACCGGAAAGGTCCCCACACGATGAACATCTACACAGGACCATGGGCATACGCCCTAGATGACAAATCCGTACCGGCTTCGGTTCGGTTACGTAACTTGGGTGCCATTGGGTCCACTCGTGACAAACATGAGGCAAGATTTGGCGCACTCAGCGCTCAAGAACTACCTGCCTCAGATGGCTCCCAGTTACCTACTCCGGCGTTCTCCTCGATCTATGGGGGCGCTGCCTACTATGGCCATTACGTCATCCGACGTGCTGAAGTAAAGCCCGGTGTGACGACTATTGCCGCTATAATCGAGGCTTATTCCACCGGTAACGCTGATACGTACGGTAACACCGTAGTACGTGATAGTGGCCTTGGGATGTACGAGGGTATCGACCTTTGGAGAGATCCTGAGGGATACCTGAAGCTGTACCGAGTGATGATCTCAATGTCGAAATGGGAAGCAGGGGCTAGGTCCTCATCCGCTCCCGGCTACGATGCTTACATGACCGTCTACAACCTAGCTGATCAAGCAGTGGTGGACGAACTCTATTGGGGCATGGTTCACGGTTTACGTGAGGCTTGGCGTGACCAAGGGTACACCATTGAGGTGACCCCTGAAGAAGTATTCATTTACGAGGCACCTGAGGCTCCCGTCGAAGAAGACGAAGAAGAGCCGTCTGACCCTCTCATCAATGGCATGTCAGGCTGGCGTACAGTCATCTCAGGTGGCCTTGGTATCCTCGCTACATTCTTCTCCGCTGTGTTCGACATCTTTGGACTGGAGAACGCTGAGAAGCTCGGCAATGTCACCGCTCAGGTGTTCATCGGCCTTGCGATCCTCTTCCTCGTTTTGAAGTTTTGGAAGCGTATCGAACGCATTTTGAAGAAAGGGGTGAAGAGCCTTGGCTAAGATAATTAAATGGCTGGACCGTGTGTGGTCTGCCGCCCTGCTGATCACTCTTGGTCTCGCCGGTCTCCTCTGGTGGTCCAATAAGAACGCAGTAAACTCCTACAAGGACAACATCGATGAAGAAGCTAACACTCGTGGGCGACACGCTAACGATGCTGCTGCCGATGCTATGCGTCTTAGCCCTAGTGAGCGTGCTGAGCGGATGCGCAGTAAAAATTGGTGGCGGGATTGAAGCTGCCTGTGGGCAGTGGGATCCGATCTACGCAAGCAAAGTAGATAGTCTTGAGACTGTTGAACAGATTTACATGAACAACGTCAAACAAGAGGCTTTCTGTGATGGCGTATAAGCGTGACTACAAAAAAGAATATAAAGCCTCACGTACCCCTGAGCGTCGTAAAGCGAACATCATGCGCAAGCGTGCCAGACGCCTTATGATTAAGAAGAAGGGTGCAGCGGCGGTTCGTGGCAAAGAAGTTGATCACAAGAACCACAACACTAGCGATAACTCTTCGAAGAACCTACGGATCATTTCGAAAAAAGCGAACCGTACGAAGCAACCGAAGCGCAAGTAATTTCAGTCAGAGGGGCGCTGTATTTAAGCCCCTCATACGTGCTGCTCCTAGCAGGCGTAGCTACCGGATTAGTGCACACTCCCGGTAAAGAACCCGTCCGAAGACAAGACAAGCGATATGAGGCCCCTGCGGGGATAACCTTGAGGAAGTTGGCTGCTCTAAGCGCCGGGATCGATCCAAAAAACATTCCCTCCCCATTCGGGGACATACCCTATATATGAAAGGCCAATATCATGGCTCAGACTGACAACTACACCCCATTGAAGGTTGATACCTTTGCTGGCTCCGCTGGTACCCATAACTACGCTAACAACCGTGACCTCCTCCTTAAGGCGTTCTCGGGCGAGATGATCCGTCACTTTGACGAGAAGTTTGCTCTGAAGAACGGCGTGCGCTCCATCTCCCTGAACGGCGGCATTTCCGCTCAGTTCCCTGCAATCGGTCGTGCTTCCGCTGATACGTTTGTACCGGGTCAAGAGATCGTAGGCCAGACCATCGACACCGCTGAGAAGGTTGTCACCATTGACGACACAATCATTAGCTCCGTATGGATCCACAACATCGACCAGATGCTTACGCACTTCGAGTTCCGTGGTGAGTACTCCAAGCAGATGGCTTCCGCTATGGCTCTGACCATGGAACGCAAGTTGTTCCAACGTGCTGTTGGCGTAGCTCGCTTGGGCGACCAGTTCAACGCTGCTTCCGTCGCTGGTATTGATGCTGCTACCACTGCTGCTACCGGTAAGGGCGCTGGCCTCGTTGGCATGAACAACGCTGTAACTAAGCACGTAGGCACCGCTGGTGGCGCTGCTGAGCTTATCAACGCTGCGTTTGAAGCTGCTGCATACTTCGACATGGAAGACATCCCATACGAAGATCGTGCTCTGTACGTAGCTCCGTCTACCTACTACGCTCTGATCAACAGCAACGACACAACTGTCTCCAAGCTGCTGAACCGTGACCTGTCCACGAACGGTGACTTCGCTAAGGCTGAGTTGTACCAAGTTGCAGGCTTTAACCTGATCAAGACCAACCACATGGCGATCAACGGTACCGCTAACAGCAACTTCGGTCCAGATGGCCGTACGCCAATGAACTCCGCTACTGGCGGCTTCGGCGACGATTACGCTATCAACGCTACCGACACCCTCGGCATGTTCATGCACTCCTCTGCCATTGGCATGATCAAGGCTCAGGACATGGTCACCGAGACTGAGTACTCCGTAGCTAAGCAGGGCACCTTGCTTGCTTCCAAGATGCTCTTCGGTTCCGACGTTCTGCGTCCTTCGGCTCTGTACGAAGTACGTAAGGCTGTTGACGCTTAAGTCATAAACTACCTTTCAAGGGGGGTCCTTAGCGGGGCTCCCCTTTTAAAATCAACCTAAGGCGGATACAATGCTTACACCATCTACCAAACTCGATGCAGTGAACAGTCTACTGACGGCTGTAGGCGAGTACCCCGTATCAAACCTCGTAGACGACATTGCTGAGGCACAGATTGCCATCCAAGTCATCGATGAGGTCTCCCGTGAATTGCAGAGCCGTGGCTGGAGTTGGAACACTCGCCGTAAGGCTAAGCTCACACCTGACACGAACAACAACATCTTTGTCCCTACCAACGTCACCCGAGTGGACGCTACGGATGTCAATGGGTGGAACGACCGTACACAGCGGTTCACCATTCGTAACTCCAAGCTGTTCAACATGGTTGACTTCACGGCTACCTTCGAGACCGAAGTGTATGCCGACTTGGTTTACCTGTGGGACTTCGATGACCTCCCAGAAGAAGCCCGTCGCTTCATTACCCTCGACGCACAGCACCGCTACA